TATCGATCATCAAGTGTGCCTTACTACCTTGTTACAGTTGTTCAGCCATACTCCGAGAATGTTGCACCATCCTCATTTAATTATATTAATAGACTATTAGATGGGATAAGGAAGGATTAAATAAGATTAATTGTAGTTAGTTGTGGATAACTTTGGTTCCCTATAGTACTTTTTACTCAGAAAAAAAAATATTTTTTTTTATTTTTGCAAAACAGACGTAACCACGTAACTTTAGTATTTATTACTTGAAATATAACAATAATATCGTTACTTGGACCACGTAACCAGACGTAACCAGACGTAACCTCTACAGATACGATTTTTCAGTACAGTATAATAATATTATTATTATTATTAGTATAATAATACTATAGGAAAAGATTTACATTAGAATAAAAATGTATTAAACTAAAAATATGCCTAAAATTAGAGATGGTGCTTTAACACCTAAGCAAAGAGCCTTTGTTGAAATATTTGTCAAAGAAAATGGTCGTTTGACAGCAACAGAATGTGCAAAACAGGCAGGGTATTCTGAGAAGTCTGCTGTTTCACAGTCTTGTAACCTAAGAAATCCTAAATATTTTCCAAAAGTAGTAGAAGCTATAGAGAATCTACAACGAGAATATGCAGAAGCTAGTAAATTAGATTTTGTTAAACACTCAAGAGAATTATCACGGTTGCGAGATCATGCTGTAACGAATGGTCAATTAGGACCTGCTGTACAAGCAGAATATCGTCGCGGTCAGTTAGCAGGATTTTATGTTGATAGAAAAGAGGTTGTAACAGCCTCGCTTGATAACATGACTAGACCAGAACTCGAAGCTAAACTTAAAGAGATTCGTGATCATAATGTTATCAATGGCGAAGCTATTGGCGTAGAAATAAAAGATATTACGCATGACCCCATAGAAGAAATAGAAGAATCATAACAAGTATCCATATAAATATTTTAAAGTAAACTAATAAAAATAACATTACCAGACCATCCTATAACTACCCATGTCATGCTGAGTAGCTATCGTTCTACATTCTGGACTACAGTATCTTTCAAATCTACCAATTTTTTTTTCCTTACCGCAACGAAAACATTTTCTTTTAACTAAATCTTCTTCTGCTTTCGGTTTCGATTGATTGTAGTAATCGGGCATTACAAAATTATCTTTTGTCATTTACAACGCCCCCAAAGAAATCAGCTACTTCTTTCTTCTTTAGTTCTTCTAGTTTCCTTTCCCACATTTGTTGCATTGATTTATCGTCTTTAGTTTTATCTATCATCTTTAATAGATTCTCTTGTCGTTTAGATATTTTTTTAGTCATAATTTTCCTTTCTAAAAATTAACTTTGTAGAGTATCGTTTCTCCATTGTCAATTTTTTCTCTTAAATATTTTGCATATTCATAATAATATAATGCCTCTTGTAATTTATCAAAAAATTCTAATTCATGTGCTTTGTCATAAGCAAATTTATATTCTTTGTATAAATCTAATTCTTCTACTCTATTCATATTTTCCTTTCTTTTTTATTTTTTATAATTTTTTTATTGACTTGTCAATTTATATTATTATATGGGATATTGTAAAAGTGTTAAAACGCTTAATTGCTAGTGATATCCCACTTTTACATTGTACAGGCGACGGAGATTATTCGGATAAGTCCTGTACTAAATTAAATAGAAAGGGATAAAATGAAAATTAAAAACTGGACGTCAGAAGAAATGGAACAAGCTAGAGAATTAGCAAAAACAAATTCATATTCTACTGTTGGTAAAATTTTACATAGATCAAAAAATTCTGTGTTAGGTGTTTTGTATCGTGATAAAATTAAAAATGGATATACGCCACCTTTAGATTCTCCATATGCAAGAATAAGAAAATATAGAAAGGGATTTTAAAATGATAGTAAGAAAATTATTAAAACTACAAGCAGACATTGAAGATAGAAATGTCCCTTGCGATATGCACGACGACGAACTTAATCAACATTATTCAGAATCTAAAGGCGTATTTAAAAATATTTTAGATATGGATTTAATACATTTAATCAGATCATATAATAAAAAATTATCACACCGCGACGAATATCCAAATTATGATGTTTACGATTGCATAAATGATATTGAAAATAATTTAAACATAATAGAGAATAAAATTTCAGAATTAAGAAAGCTGTTATGATTGACAATTAATTTGTCCCATGTTAATAGGATATTAAGAAAGGATAATGTATGAAACAATTAGGATTTATTAAATCTAAAAAACTTTTAAATATTGATAATAACGCGAAAACTGTAAAAGGTCAGAAATATGGTTATATGACGGCGGTCTTATATCTTGCGCCTAGTAATGAAAGCGGTTTTAATGTTTGTCCTATGGCTTCTCAAGGTTGTAAAAAGGCTTGTTTATATACATCTGGGCATGGTGCTTTTTCTAATGTGCAACAGGGTAGAATAAATAAAACAAGGTGGTATATTCAAGAACGCGACACTTTTCTTAATAAGATTAGAAAAGAAATAGACGCGTTTATTGTCAAGGCGAAAAAAAGAAATCTAATTCCTTGTATTCGTTTAAATGGAACTAGCGACATATCATGGGAAAAGACAGGCTTGATTGAGGAATATAAAAGTATTCAATGGTATGACTACACAAAAATTTATAAAAGGGCGTTGTCATTCGTCAATGGCGAGTTGCCTAGTAATTATCATTTAACTTATTCATTGAATGAGGATAATAGAAAAAACGCATTTGATATATTAGATCGCGGTGGCAATATTTCGGCAGTATTTAGAAAGTCATTACCAAAAAAATACAATGGTTTCAAAGTTGTAAATGCTGACGATAGCGATTTGCGTTTTCTTGACGGCGATAATATTATCGCAGGACTTTTGGCAAAGGGAAAAGCTAAAAATGATTATTCTGGTTTTGTGCTTGACAGTTAATTTGTCCCATGTTAATAGGACTATAACAGAAAGGAACTTATATGAACAAAGATGATATAAGACTAAATAAGGCTAAACGCGACGCAATTAAAAAAGCGTGGCGTGATACTACATTAAAAACACCGACGCAAAAAGACGAGTTGCTTAATGACGCTGTAAGTAAATTTAGAGAACTAGAGCAATCAGTTTGGGATAATGTAATAAATCCTGTTGTCATTTCAAACTTTCCGCAAGATGATATGAAAATATTAAAAAAGTATTCTCGCGGTGGTTATGGCGGTAGTTTTGCTCAATATGATAATTGCTTCTATTTTAAACCTAGTTTTGAAGATAGACAAGAAACGCAATTCTGTTGGAATTATAATCGTGATGATATGACAGCATTATATTATAATGATTTGATGAGCGTGGGCGTTAATCCAAATTTATATTATGAGTATGAAAATAAAGAAAACAATCCTCATTATTATAAACAAGATCAAGATTTAAAAGACGCAGTTGATAATCTAAAGGTTGCTAAATATACAGGCAATAAATCTTATAATAATTATCACGATCAAGATATAAACGAAAGCGATATTGGTAATCTTGGCGGTCATTATTTATTAGTGCCTCAAGGCAGTTGTCATAGTCGCGTAATGATGATTAATAGTCAAGATGATTGGCAACAGTTAAGATCATTTAATAGATCAAAAACTAATATGCAAAATGCACAAAAAGATATTTTCAAAGAGAAAATACAATTAATCAACGATATGAACGCAGTCGTCGATCAAGCTAAATTTTTGAATGAGGTTAAAAAATATTGGACTGACCTAGATCAATGCGTAAATTTTGACGCTGACGAAATAGGGACAGCGGTTTCAATAATATCTGATGATACAAAACAAAGATTGCTTGATAGTGCAAAACTACGACAAGCACAGCGTGATATTGTGGCGGTTGTGAAAACACCAAAACAGAAAGTTGACGCATGAGCGATATTCCTGTTTGTCAGAATTGTGGCAAAAAATTATATAAACAATATGGCAGTCGCGGAATCCTCGCGACGCCAGATCATAAATACCACCATGAAAATTTTAGCACAGCAGAAGAAAGGAATAATTTTGAACGCGACGAATTACCAGAAAATGCTTTTAATATTGATAGGTGGAATTATGTAGAAAATTCTTATGGTATAAGTTATCACACACCTCGACAATCTCGCGACGGACTTTTTCATAGTTCGGGGTGTTTTTATCAATGGCATGAAAACCACCGCGACGAAATTGAACGCCTCATTCGTGATATGGGGGAGTGGAAAAATCCAAATTGACAGTTAAACCAGAATCAAACTTTGGGCGTGAGATAATGAAAAATTTATCTCACGTTCAATGGACTAGAATAGAAAATCGTCATGGTGGGGGAGTGCCAGACCTATACGGAATATATGGCGGTCAAGCAATTTGGCTTGAATTAAAATGTATTAAACAAAATTCAATCAAACTATCGCCTTTGCAAATCTCATGGAATTACAACAATTTTCGACATGGTGGGAAAAATTATTATATTGTCCAAGATACGAGATCAAAGGTCATTAAAATATACGACGGAAACAAAGGTCGAGAACTTGCCAAATATGGTTTTAATTATGAAGAAAGTATCGCGGTCATGGAATCGCCAATAGATTGGAAACATTTTGAGTTTATGATTCTTTATCCAAATAATCGTTGACGCGTGTTTCGTGTTCCTATATACATGGGACTATAAGAAAGGAGTTATATTTATGATTAGTTTCACTTATGAAGATAATATCGCAGTAAATTGGGACGGCGATAAAACCTTCAATATAACGCGTGATAGGGTTATCATTGATAGTTTCGTGGAACAAGAAACGCCGACGTTGGAAAAAGCCAACATAATCGCGGACGAGTATATCCAAGAATCGTTGCAAGATGAGATGCTTCGCGACGCTGATACAATGCAAGATCAAGACGACGAAATGGAGTTTCAATTTCGCAGTCCAGACTTGTTTAAAATGTAAATGGTTAAAATGTCCGAGTTAGTTATTTCCACCGCGAAAAAAAATGGCGACTTGCCCAAGAAACGAGATTATAAATTCATTACATTATTTGACGCTCTCAAGAATACGAGCGTCATAGAAAATTATAACAATCAATTTAAAAAAGAGTTTGGCGTTCCAAGTATCTTTGACCGCGAAACAAAGAATATAAAATAAGCGTTAGAGCTTAACGTATTCTTGTACAGCCCCCAGTTATCTGGGGGTTTTTT